CCTCGCGCCGTCGGGTTTTTGCTTTTTGGGGGGTTCTTGCCTCTAAAAACATCATCATCATCGCCTGATGATCTTTAGAAAATCATCAAACCTTTAAACCTTTAGCGCGCCCCAAGGCCCGCCGCGTAAGGGTTTGCGGGCGGATAGGTGACGGTTTGCGGTGCCAAAAGTGACGGTCTGCGGGGAACTAAGGTGACGGTCTACGGGGAAAGGTGACGGTTTGCGGGGTTTGGGGCCAGATAGCCCGAAATCACGCCTAAGTATATGATTGCAAACGATAAAGAAGTGTCTATATCGGTTTGGCGGGTGACGGTCTATGGGACAAAGGTGACGGTTTATGGGGAAAGGTGACGGTCTGCGGGGAAGGTGACTCGCCAAGCGTTGTTATTTGGTACGAAAGGTGACGCTTGCGCATTGCGCACGTCACTTTTGCACCCTACAATGCGCGGCAGAACTAGGAGAACGAAATTGGCTACACAGCCCCTAAAGGTTTTGGACAAGCTGCCCGCCGACGTGCGCAAACACGTTGCAGCCATCCATGTCGGAGGAAGTCTCGGATTGGTCGAGCGAAAGCTAATCAACGTGCTTTTGCTGAACGCTTTCGACCATCTGAGCGAGGACAATCGCACGCATACTATCGCGGTGCCGTTGCTGCTCGAAACGATGGATTGGGGCGGCAGCAAAAACATTGAGCACTTGCGCGCAGCCCTCACGACCCTCGCGACCACGCCCATCATTTTCGACCGACTCAAAGATGGCAAGGGAAAATGGTCCGTCATGACCGCGCTATCGTTCGCCGAGATTGCAAACGGCGTGTGCTCATACCGCTACGACAAAGGGCTTTCGCAACAGCTTGCCGATCCTGCGATGTACGCGAAAATCAACATCAACATTCAGAACCAGTTCGATAGCGCGTATGCCCTCGCGCTCTACGAGAACTGTTACCGATTCCACAAGGTAGGCGGCCCGCGCCCGATTGGGCTTGATGTATGGCGCGAGCTACTGGGTGCGCAAGCGCCGGTCTACAACGAGTTCAAATACCTTTCTCAACGAGTATTGACGCCCGCCATCAAGCGCGTGAATGCCGTCTCGAACATTGATATTGAAATGGTCGTAATCCGCGAAAACCGCAAGGTCGTCGCGCTGAAATTCAAGGTGACGGAAAAGGCGCAGAAGTCCATCAACGACATGCCGGGTGATCCCGACGACGTGATCCGTGAAACCGAGGCATTCGCTCTGTTGAGCAAGTGCGATATCGGCGCGAGGCTTGCAATCCAATGGATTCGCGACGACCCGCAAAAGGCGTTGCGCGTGGCAAAGGAAACGCTCGCGCGCGACGCGAAGCAACAGATTAAGTCGAGCCGGGCAGGGTATGCGCGCGCCTCGTTCGAGAATGGTGACGTAACGGACGTTCCCGATACGACCGGGGATGAAACCGCGCCGCCCAAGCTGCCGCACGAGCATCCTGACGAGCGCGAGAAGGATCGCCGCGCCGATGCCGCTCGCCGGGCAGCGGCGGCATTGACCGATGAGCAACGCGCGGCCCTGCGCGCCGCCTATATCGCCGCGCATCCGGGCGCGGCATTCAGCACGGAAACTGGAAAGTGGAATAGCGCGGCGCACACGACGGGCTATCGCGCGTTCGAGCGAGCACAGAACAATGCGCGATAAACCGACGGACCTATACCGCCACTATGACGCCGACGGCCGCTTGCTCCATGTCGGCATTTCGCTGAGTGCCTTCGCGCGCCTGAAGCAGCATAAGGCGGGCGCGCAATGGGTGGGCAATGCCGTGACGATGCACACGGTCACGCATTCGAATCGCGCGGCGGCGCGAGAGGCAGAGATTGAGGCTATTCGCAGCGAGAATCCGCTATGGAATAAAGCGGATCGGCACGAGGCATTAGCCGCGGACGTGAGCGCGAGGCGCACCCGAGCGCGAGAGAATTACAGGCTGAATGCGGCCATTAAAGCAATGACGCCAAGCGACAAACGCGCGTTCGCTGTGCATTTCATCGCGCAGGTGGGAATGTGCAACGGGGATACATGGAATGATCGCGCCGGTCGGTTTATGGACCGGCACGAGAACGACTGTTTTAACGCTTTCGTTCGAGACAGACTCAGGCAGGGGCAGAAGCCGTTTTCCCAGTCTCCACAGGGTCAGCCTGCATAGGCGGGTCCGCGAGGATCGGCGGCGGCACGTAGGCGGGCGGTGCGGGCATGTAGCCATGTGCGACCGCCCAATCCTGCACGGTCCGGAAATCCTCGACTATTTGGTCGGCTTCGCGGGCGCTGGCGCGAAGGTGTCGTTGAGTGTCGAGAGGAAGTGCGACGGTGGCGGCAATCCATGCATCAAAGCGGCCGGCACTTGCGGTTTCGGTTCCGGCAGACAGGCCGCCACTACCGGCGCTTGCGTCTCCGGCGCAGACGGCTTTTGAAACGCGCAGCCCGCCATACTCGCGAGCAGTAGCATTGAGAGCAGCAATACGCTGCTTGAGCGCAGAAACGGCTTTTTCATGGTCTTGTTCTACCTGTAGGTTTTTCGCGTCGATATCGGCCTGCTTGCGGCTTTGCTCGGCGGCGCGGTCGAGCGTCGCCTTTGTCTCGGCCGCCGCGCGTGCCGTTTCTTTCTGCTGCCACACTGCGCGCTCGGCGTCTTGCCCGGCCTTGTATGAGGCCGCAAGCTGGCCGTCGTACCAGTGCAAGGCAAAGTAGCCCAGTGCGCCGACTACCGCGAGCAGAACCGCGGCAATCGCCAACTTCATCCATTCGCTGATTGGGTTCATCAGTGTCCCTCGCCTTCAAAGTGGTGAATCGTCGTCTCGTCCGAGAACGTGTAGCCCTCGACGCCGTACTTCTGCGCGACCCAAAGCGGGAAGGGCATCATATGGATGCCGGCGTTTTCGGCCGTATGGAATTTCTTCGACAGCAACAAGCCGTTGACCGTCATATCGTCGACGAACAGGTACGGGTCACGCGGCACCTTGCGCGTGACCGTGAATTGGTGCCCGTTGACGATGCACTCGCGCTGCTCGATGCGCGCGCCCTCGAAAAACTTTTCCCAGTCGAACGATTGGGCGTGTGGCCCCCATCGGCCCGCCTTGCAGTCGACCGAGAAGCGCTCCCAGTCCCACATGTTTGCGAGCGAGCGCTCGACGGGGAAGTGATGCGCTTCGAGCGGATGCCCGGATTGCTCCGCGGTTGCGCCCGACACCCAGCATCGGCCGCCCTCGCGCTCAATCAGAATCTTGCGCGTGCGCGTGAAAAGCGCCGTCGTCGTGCGCGCCTCGTGACCCGGAATATTGACCTCGACATGCATCGTTTCGCGCTGTTCGTGGACTTGCGTAACGTCACTCATACAATCACTTCCTTTGCGATTTGCCACAGCCCAAGGCGCTCCGCCGCGCCGATGCTGCCGCCGTTGATGACCTTGGTCGTGCCCGTGAGATTGCCGCTATCGGCAAGCTGATTGAGCTTGTGCGCGTCCCAGAACCACGCCGCCGATTCGCAGGCGTGCTCAGGCTGTTCGAGCAGTTCCGGATGCGCGATGAGGTCGAGGCCAAGCGCCTCAGCGCAGGCGGCATAGTTCGCGCGCCCGGTAATCTGAAAGCCGCCGCGCCCGCGGTATTTCCAGCCGTCTCCGCTCGCCTCGTCGCCGTTTCCAAGCCGCCCGGCATACACGTTGTTCGCGATGGCTTGCGGGTTGCGATTCAGGCGCATGGCGAGCGCATTGGGCGCGCCGCCGAATTTGCCCGTGCTCGAATAGCGATTCGCCCACGTATTCGCGAGGCCCTGCGCCGAATAGTTCAGGTTCTCGACTAGCGAGCGAAGCTGCCCGGTTTCATGCGCGAACTGCGCGATGAACATTTCGACGCGCTGCTCGCTCGTGATGCCGAATTTCATCAGGGCAGCATTGAGCGGATCGACGAATGCAGGAATCGTCCGCACCGCGAGCGGCATGATTTTCAGAAGCTGCCCGGCTGTGACGACGGTCATTCATGACCTCCGCCGACAAACTTCGAAATGCGCGCAATCAGCGCCGACAACACAGGTTCGAGCAAGCGTGAGCCGCCATAGCCGGCAAGCGTAATCAGCCCCGCCTGCACGACACTTGACCAATTGAAGTAGGAGCCGAGAAAGAACACGAGCAGGCCCGCCACAATCGAATTGAGCACATCACGCACGATGGTTACGACCGGGCGCGTCACGAGCGTGCCGGGATCGGCGATTTTCTGCGCGGTGAAAGCCGCGCCGCCGATGATCGACAGCAGGCACGAGATTGCGACCGCAACAGGCGGAATGTCGCTCAGGTCATGGACGAACGTCGCTTGCGCGGCGTAGGCAAGACCGGACCAGAACAAGGTGAGCCAGATGAAACAGAGGCGCTTTAGCTGCAGGCTTGCAGGCATGTCGAATCCTTTGATCGTTGGTGAGCGTCGATGAGAGAAAAGGCAACGACCAGAAAGGCGTTCCACATAGAGCACGCGGCCATCCACGGAGACTTGATGGTGAGAACCGCGATAAAGACCTGACAGACGTAGCAGAAGGCGAGGCCGGAGAAGCCGAAATGCCGATGGGTGCGCGCTGATTCGATGCGAAAGGGAAATAGCCCGGTGTCGTTGATAAGCACGTCGGCAATGCCGACAAGCCCGCACGCGAGCATCATCCACAGAATCACCGCGCCTTCGTCGGTGCGCTTCAGAAGCGCCAACAGCGAGCGCTCCTCGAAATACGCAATAAACCACGTCATGACGGCAAGGCCGCACACATAAAGCCGGAATACAGCACTTGCCAAACACACTTGCGGTCGATTCGTCATTTTCCGCGCCACGGTCAGAAACTTAGGGAGGAAGCGGCGTTACACGCGCCGCTTGGCTAAGACATTCCCAAGGCTGCCGATTGCACGAATGATGTTGTCGAGCCGGTCACAGATTGCGAGATACAACTTGTTCTTCGCCTCGCGCGATTTTTTCCAGTCCTGATAAGCCTTGCTTTCGAAAATCGTTCTGATATCCGACTGCCGCATCTGTAGCGCCTTGTGGAAGTCGATACCGAAGTTTAAGAACAGACTCGCGGCCGTCTCGTTATTGTTTTCCAGTGAGCGAGAGCGCCAGTTCAGAGAGGCAGGCAAGAACGAGAAATCGCGCGGGCGACAGTGGATCGCCCGCCTCCTTTGGCAAAACGATAATGCCCTCGTCATCGAACCACACGCGGAAAAACTGCATGGCTTGCGCCTGCGCCTCGCGATACTTGTCGAACAGTTCCGAGGTGACGGAGCCGGGCAGCGCGCGAATCACGCTCATGCGCGTGCGCAGCCAGTCGAGGTATTCCGTCGGATTTGCGACCGGGTCGGGCGACTCCTCGCCGGGGCGCTTCAATTGGGCCGCGAGCATCCCCATCAGCCAGAAGCTGTGGCCGTTGAGGTCCGTTTCCAGTTGCAGCGTTTCGAGCGCTTCAGCCTGCGCGCCAATCAGCGGATGCACAATCCACTCGTCGCCGCACGCCGAGAACGTCGGCAAGGCGCTGGCCGGGTCGCGCGACATATCGAGGTAGTCGAGCAGCTTGCCGGACTCTGTAACGGCGTAATTCGGCCCGTCACTGGCGGTGTGCGTGGTGTAGTGCGCAAGCACGAGCAGGCGTTCCGCGACCGTCCACGCGCGCGGGTCTGCAACGTGTTTGGGCGAGGGCGCGCGCGCCTCTTTCACGGCGTACTGCAAAAAGGCAGTCAGCGCCTTTTCATGTGCTTTTTCGGGCAGGTAGCACAGCGCGATTTCGTCGCCGATGCCGAGTTCCTGCAGCGTCACGTCGAGCCGGCGCGTGGCAAGCGGGGCAAACACGATCATGCGTAAATCCTTTGAATGTCTTGGCGGTCGATGGCCGTCAACGTGGCAAGCGAGAGCGTGACGCTGCTCGAAATCAGCACGCCATTCACGTCGCGCGGTCCGGAGATAGGTTCAGAAATGCTTTCGATAACGAGCGGTGCCCACGTCATATCGCCGTAACGCATGCCGATAATCTGCGGCACCATCGAGGGAAACAGCGTTTCGATGCCCGGCTCGCTTGCGCCGTTTTTGATCGCGTTCGCAATCACGCTATCGGGCGCGAGGTATTGCGGCACGGCCCATTGCTTGAGCATCGAGATTGGGTCGCGCACTTCCTTTTGCGGGTCGACGATGGCCCGAAAATGCGCGGTGAGCGAGAGCTTCACGGGCGGCATGCCCTGAAACACCTGCGTCGAATTGAGCTTCGTGATGCCGGCGCGCCCCTGCGCGGAGGAGAGCGCAGAACTGGCCGCATCCGTGGCGGCACTGCCGCCGATTTTTTCGCCCACGGCCTGCACGCCCGCATTGAGCGAGCCGGATTGCAGCATCGCCGAGAGCGTCGGCGCTTTGGACTCCGCGCCCGCGCCTTCAAACGGCGAGTGCCAGTTGAAAGTCATTTCGCTTTGCGCATCCGTAATCGGGCACCAGACCTCGACACCGTCGAACACGGTGAAATCAGAGGCGTCCGATACCTTGCGCGTGTCCATGCTCTGCGTCCATCCGCCATCCGCGCCGAGCTTGAGCGGGTAGAACTTCGCGAGCAGCTTCGGATTGAGGCCGGTCCAGTCCGACGACAGGATGAAACCGCCCGAGGAGAACGGCGAGGCGGGCAGCGCACTGCTAAGCGCAGCGCTGACGGTGGACGATACGGAATCGAAAAGCGACATAGCGGCGGGCAGGGAAGGGGAGAGGAGCCGATACGACCCCGCGCCCCATGGTGAGGGTGCGGGGTCGGGTGTGAGCCGCTTACAGGCCCGCGCGCTGGCGAATGCGCATCGACTTCATGCGGCGCATCATGGCCGCGGCCGAATGCGACTTGCGAATCATCTTGCGCACCGCAACCTTCTGCTTGGCGCTCAGACGAACGTGGCCGGAAATCCGCTTGTTGATGCGGATTTTGCGACCGCCGCGCACGACAACCTTCTTTTTATAGACGGCGTCGAGCACGAGGTTGCCGGCCGAATCGAACACGGATTGCTCCGCGTCCGTATCGAACGCGAATGCGTCGAGGTCGTCGAGCGCCTCGTCGCCTTCGCCCGCCACGCCCGATTCGGCGAGCAGGTCGCGCACGCGTGCGGCTGCGTCCGCGTCCCAGTCATTCAGCAGCGCATTGCAGTCCTCGTCGGACACGCCCTTGTCGGCGAGGTAATCCCACATCGCTTCGAGCAGCGCGTCGGCGACGGCTTGCTCCTCGTCGGTGATTTCGCCGTCTTTGTCCGCGTCGATGACGCCGACAACCAGCATCATCAGGCGGTCCGCGAGCGATTCGCCGTCGGCGAGGTCATCGCTCGACGTGCCGGCGAATTCCTGCAGGATCGAGGCGGCTTTCATGCGGATATCGGCCGAAGCGTAATCCGCCGCTGCGCTGCCCTCGTCGCCTTCGTCGGCCGTGCTGTCGAGCACGACCTTGGCTTTGCGCGTGAGCAGATTGCGCATCATCAATTGATGGTCGAGCATGTCGCCTCCTTATTATTGCGACAGGGTTTGTTGGACGAAGATCGCACGCGCGACGCCGTTGTAATGCACGCCGTAGCTCACGTCCATACGGTCAGCCTTGCGCTGTGCGTTCGGCGCAACCGTGAATGTCCAGCCCGCGTCGCCGAGGTCCGGGTTGTCCGATGCAACCAGCCAGTTCGTTGCCCGCATGTTGCTCAACGTGGTTTTCAAGAACGACTTCATCTTGCTGATCGCCACGTCCATCGGCAGTTGCAGCACTTCCTTGCCGTAGCGCACCACCATGTCATCGAGCGACGCCGACATTTCCGCGACCGATACCAGCTTGCGGTACGAGGTCGTCACTTGCGCTGCGGTCAAGCAGTCGATGAACACGTACTTGCTGCCGCCCGTGTAGCGTTCGAGCAGCACCGGGTTGATCTTGGCGCTCGCGAGGTCGCTGCGCTGCACGTCCGAAGGCGTAACCAGTTGCGCGACTCCCGTGCGGTTGATCGGCCAATCCTTGCCGGAAATCGGATACTGCTTGTTCGCCAAGCCGTAGGCGTTGGTCACCGCGTTGCGCGCGCAGCGCTGGCCGGCTTGGAAGCCGCCGAGGCCGATGATCGCCTTGCCGCCATTGACCGGGTCCGTCGTCTTGAGCGGTGCCCAGTAGAACGTGACGTAATGCGTGTCGACGTTCAGTTGCGAGACGAAGGTTTGCGCCGCATCAACGCTCAGGTCGCCCGGCACGTCGATGATGAAATGACGGTTGGCGCGCGTGTTGAGTGCGACGAGCTTCGAGAGCAGCGCCACAGCCTGCGAGCCGCCACTAATCATGTAGCCGTAGTCGAGCGTGCCGTTTTCCAGCTTCGAGATTGCTGCGTCGTAGTCATCCGACGTGTAGGCGGTGCCGCCTTCGTCGAACAGCACGAGCGTGCTCGATGCAAGAAACTTGTCGCTGCCGTCGGTGTTGCGGCCGTAGCAGTTCGAGTTGACCGGGATCGAGGCGTTGTCGGCGACATTCACTTCAATCGTGTCGGTCAGTTCCGCGAACTTCGAACCGATGAAATAGTCGTTGCCGAAATCGTCGACGGCCGCGTGATCGAGCGAACCGGTGACCTCGTAACGCACGGTGCCATCGGGCGCTTTCACGCGGATCGTGACAACCTTCGTCGGGGCCGCGACGCCTGCGCTCAGAACCGTCGGCGCGTTGACCTCCAGAATGACGCCGTCGTTGAAGCATTCGAGGTCGTCGAGGTAGAACAGGAACGGATCGGCAGGCACATCAGCGCTGACGCTGAAGGTGCCCGCGCCGCTCGTCGCGTCGACCTTGAACACGGCAAACGAACGCGCTGCCGAGGACGGCG